TCGATGTAGGTGGCCTTGAACAAAACACCTTCGACAACCTTCGCACCGCCTGCGGATGCAGACTTTTTGATGGCATCTTTGATGGCATCGGCTTGGGTCGTCAGGTCTTTGATTTGAGCCAACAGGCTACCAAGTGTGTCGATGCTGTTGAGGTTGAGATCGTTGTTCATAATTCGCTTTCTGTTCGCTTGTACTGCCTTGCGGGATTGCTTGGTCAGTGGCTGTAGTGTAATCCCAAATTACACCTTTTTAATTTATTTATCTAGGGACATACCCTAATGTTGTTATTTGACAACACCAAGCAATTTGAGGGTGTCGTCCAGCAAGTCCTGCTCAGTGAAGCCCATCAGTTTCGGCCATGCCTTTGTCCCGACGCCGTGTATGCCGCTCAGAGCGCCTCTGTGATGGGCTGGGCATAGTGGGATGACATCCATGTGGCTTGCGCGTCTTCCAGCCCCTGTTCCAGCCCTTGGATGATGCAGTTCCGCAGGGGTTCCTTCGTGCCCCAGCCTTCGGCAGACGGCGCAGCCCAACTCGGCCACCCGGTTCATGTGTTTTTTTTCCTTCAAGGTAGTCATGGTCGGGGGCAATCTTCAGGGACAGCGACAAGGCAATGCACAGCAGCAAAGTTCCAGCCGTCTTTTATCCAGCGGTCGATGTAGCTGTCGCCCATCCTTGACAATGCCTTTCGGATAGCCTCGGGACTACCCCTCACTGCAAGCGTGAGTTGGCCGACGGTCATGCCGTCTGGCTGCTTGTTGAGGGCATCCCGTATTCTGTTTTGGAGTGGCGTCATTTCTTGACGTTCCTGATGAGTTTATGCAGTCTGTCTTCAATCGGCTCTACAACCCCTTTGCCCTCCCACGACTCCCACAGCCCGTTGCGGCGGTCATCAATCGTGAGGTCGCCATCTGGACTTTGACTGAGCAGTACGCCCATCTCTGCACAGCTTACGGTGAAGCGTTTGGGTTCTGCCTGCGTTGGACAAATGGTGTAGGTGTAGGGTAATTTAGCCATGATTCTTCCCCTTCAATGCCTTCTCAATTTCACGGTACAGACCCCACGCTGTTGAGCCGTTGGCGTCATTCCAGCGGTTGTAAATTCCCGCAAACTCGTATTCAGTCAACCCCTTCCACTGTGATACGTAAATTTGGGTGTCATCATCATCATTCATTGTTCGACGTTTGATGTCAGCCTCCAACTGTTCAAACGCTTCATCTTCTTCTGTCTTCATATTGTTGCCTTTCCTTCTGCTCTGTTGTTTGCTTGCTCTGTCCGCCAGATTTCCACGCGCATTTCGGCGGCGGTGATGTCCCACTTCAACTTCTCTTCAATCTCTACAGCCGCTTGCAAGCCTTTAATCATCTCCAGCATCTCTGGATGGGCGTAGGCTTCGCGCTCTTGCGCACCAAGGGCGGTCTCCATGCTGCGCTTCATGAGGATGGCCTTGAGGCTTTTGCGGTACTGCTCGATGTAAGTGCGCTCTGCCTTTGCTTTAGCAAACAACGCAGCGTGTTTCAGGATGTAGTCCACAGCCTTGTGCGGGTCTCGTTCTTCGGTCATTCTTTTTCCTTGATCAAAATGTCTACCCCGGCTTCACTTGCATAAACCCTCGTCATAAAGTGATCAATGATTTGACAGTCGTCATGGAAGACAACCCCATTCATTGCATCTTCAACGCTTTTTAAAATATTTGATGAATCTGGTTTCTTACAAGGCCACTCCAAGCCACTTAAACAAGCCTCAGTGCGCTTTTTGGGGTATGACTTAGGCACAGGTAGCCTGATGTGTAAATAAAGCACCACAGCCGTTTCTAGAGGCTTGCTGCTGCCCATTGCCTGCTTGGCGTAAAGCCGTACTTGGTCTTCGTAGCTTGCGGTCTTGGCATCGGTGTACGCTGAAACGAAGTTGCCCCGTCTAGCAAATCTTGGTCTTCCTTTGCCGTGGGGAGGGCCGGGGACGGTAAACATAATTTGAATCATTGCCAGTCTCCTTAAAATTTAATGCTCGTTCAATGCTCCAGCCTCTTTTAATTCTTAAAGATATAGTGGTCGCACCAATACCAAGTTGCCGAGACCATTGAGCAAGAGTTTGTGTTTTGCCGTCACAAGCAATCAGCCTGTTGTTGCTCCTGTTATTCGCCTGCTCATATACATCGGCCCATTTACAATTTGATGGTGAATAATTTTTGTTTGAGTCTTTGCGTTCTAGGGACATACCTTCAGGTCTTTCCCCTAAATCTTGCAAGAAATTTTCAAACGAATTTCGCCATCTTTTGCACACTTGAATACCAACAGCGCCATATCGTTTGTATTCAACGTGTGTTTTGCAATAGCAACGGCTTTTCATCGCGCACCAAGACTTGTATGTGCCTGTTTTTGTCTTGCCATGAGTAGAGATGCGCTCACCAAGCGTATATCTTGATGACTTACATCCACAACTTGCGGTATTACCCCTAACCAAATTATTTGCAAGAACAATAGTCAAATTGCCACAATCACATCTGCAAATCCAAAACTGATAACTACCTTGCCTCGGAGACCTATACACAGTATGAGACCAGCCAACAACAATCAAACTCCCATACTTCATTCCGATTCTGTCAATCTTCATAAGATTCACTCCTTTTTGGTTTGTCTCCACTCGTTTGGTTCGCCTCTATTACCAAGAGACCACTCGATTCTAACATCTGCTTCAAGACGCGACTTGGGATGTAGTTCGTTCCAGCCCTTTTGGTGGCGCCCACGGTCGTCAGCGTCACCGTTGAGCCAGATGTAAGCATCGTCACGATTTTGTATTCTTTTTTTGATGAGCCACCGAACGAGGCAACGATGCCTATGCTCATCGTCGGCTTGGCCTTCTTCATTCAAAATCCAAGTCGCCAGTGAGTTCCAGCGCGGCTGTGATGTTGGCAAGGGTGTGGAAGACTCCATCCTTGACCTCGTCTAGCAGTTTGTGTGCTTCAAAATAATTCACCACGGCTCCTTTTTGTACCAAGCATCAACAGTTTTTGCTGGGTGCTTCTTGTCTTCCAAATATTGCGAGTAGGTCTTGGTGTTGCCTTGCAGCGGCTGCTGCCACTGGTGACGACTGCATTTCGGTAACTGCCCGTCCAGCTTCACGCTCCATCGGTTTACGCAGCCGTCAACGCTGCACAGCAGGCTTGGGCCGTCGTCTTTGCTTTTTGATTCTGGTGGTGCAAAACTCATTTTGAATATTTCCCATCAATGATTTTTTGGAAATTTGTAGCGTTGACGACCCATTCCAAATCTGGTCGCCACGTTCTGCCTTGCGACTCAAACCCGGTTGACAGGGTCGTGTCGTTTGCAATGTAACCAAAAAAGCTGTCCCACCACTGGACGCCTGCTCCCTCGGTTTGGTAGCCCTCTGGGCTGTACTGGCTTGGTTTGCTGGCTTGGTTCCACCTCTGCCTCAGATTTGCCCTGCGATTCCCCTCCCAAATTCTTGGCTGGGCAAGGTGGGGTAGATGCTTTGCCCAAAGTTTGAGAATCACATCCTGCGGGCAGGTCATCAGCTTTGCTGTGGACAAAGAAGGTTTACCTTCTTCAATTGAAGATGAAGATGAAGATGAAGATGTAGGTGTAGGTGTAGGTGTAGGTGTAGGTGAAGGTGATGTGCTATGCGCCAAGGATGCTTCAAGCATAGTCGGAGCATCTTTCTTGCCGTATCTTGCATCAGCACCAGCCTTGCCACGCCTTGAATTCACTTCTTTGTTGTGGTTAGCTTTTGCCAGTTCCTCATCAACTCGGTGGTGTAACCACTGCCCTGCCTGCACTTGGAAGAATGCTTCAAGCATAGTTCGAGCATTACTCCATGCAGCAGGCGACAGCCTTGTAATCTGCGCTAAAACGCCATCGTTGTCTGGTGGAGGCCCGTTTTTCCAATAGTCCATCAGGAGCAGCAGGTAAGCACCATGCTGTTCTGTGGTCAAACGGGAGGTTGCGCTGAGATAGTCCGCTACATAAAGCGGCATCCAGATATCGACTTTTGAACTCATAAGACCTCACATCGTTGGTCGTCATCACTGTAAAAGAACATCGGCAGGGAGGTGATGAATCCCCTTTTCGTCCGCTAAGACTAGCCGTGCCCAATATTATCATACTGCCTTTTTTGGCCTGCCGCCAAGTTTGCCTAACTCTTTGTTGACGGCGACTTGTTTGGTGTACTTGGCAATTTCTGCATCACAGCGGCCATTGCGGTAACCATCAACGCCCTTGGTGAAGAATTCTTCCAGCACGATCTCAGTGATGTCCAGATCAAGTTTGATTTTGCGGGCAACCGCTTCGGTATCCAAAGGGATTGGCTTTTCGCTGATGTAGTACAAATCCAACAGTCTGCGGTAGGCCAAGTCCTCGGCATCTGACAGATGCGTGGTGTGGGTGAGGTATTCGCCCAGATAAAATTTGTACCAAATCATTTCATTTCCCCAAAAAGGTCGGGCCGCAGGGTTGCACGCAACACCTCGCCATTGGTGTACCGCTCGATTTGAAAGCAGACCCCGGCACTCGCCAGCCCACGGCCAGTGATGATTGCGGCCATCCATTGCTTGGTGATGCGCAGGTGTCGGGCCAGCTTGATCTTTGATCCTCGCGGCTTGTGTTCAAAAAACTCTTCTAACGTCATCATGACTCCTTGTGTGAAACTTGATCATACACCACAAAATCATTTTTACAACAGGGGTTGCAAATTAAGTGAAAGCGTGTATGATACGACCAACAGCGAAGGAGAACGTATGCATAGCGAAGAAGAACAAGCAATGCTTGAGAGGCAACAGATGCTTGAGGAAGCCCTTGAACGGGCCGAGGCAGGCGTTGCAAGGTGGGACGACTGGGACATCATCCGCTTTGAGTGCGGGACGCCCAGAAGACCCGTGGTAATTTTTAAAACCGTATCAATCAGGAGCGAATCATGGGTTTAGTAGCGAAAGAAAGCAGCGGTGGTGGTGGAACTTTTACCCCGGTGCCGCCGGGGATGTACTTGGCACGGTGCTATCGCATCGTTGACCTTGGAACTCAGAAGACGGAGTACCAAGGGCAAGTCAAGAATCTGAAGAAATTCATGCTGCAATTTGAGGTTCACGGGGATGATGACGAAGGTAACCCCTTGGTCACAGCCAAGGGCGAACCAATGTCGATCAGCAAAAACTTCACCTTGTCGCTGGCTGAGAAGGCCACACTCCGCAAGGATTTAGAGACTTGGCGAGGCAGACCCTTCACGGAAAACGAGCGTGCAGGATTTCAGCTTGAGAACTTGTTGGGTGTCTGGGCAATGATTTCGGTCATCAAGGCGATGGGCAAAGACGGCAAAGACTACACCAACATTGCCAACATCAACTCGGTGCCCAAAGCGATGAAGGCCAACCTACCCGAAGGCTACAACAAATGCGCCGGGTTCTACATTGACAAGCCCGACATGGAGTTGTTTCAAACTTTCAGCGATAACTTGCAGGCCAAGATTGCAAAGTCACCAGAGTGGCAGACTCGTGGTAAGCCTACAGAGCATTCAAAAGGCTCTGGCTTTGACGATATGGCTGACGATATGCCCTTCTGAGGTGATGTATGGACGATTTGCTCACACTTATTAGTCAAAACAACCACCAGTTCAGCGACGAGTTTGTTGAATGGCTACCAGCAAACGAACACGTTTGGAAGGCTTTTGTAAATGAAACCATGAAGATACGCGCTCGTGGGAGGACTCACTACTCTAGCTACACCATCGTTGAGTTTCTGAGACATTACTCAGCAGTCCAAGAGGCAGGTGGTGAGTGGAAAATTAACAACAACCACAGGCCGTATCTACCCAGACTGTTTGATCTTTGCTACCCGCAAATGGCTGGGATGTTTGAGTACCGAACCTTAACAAAACCGTTACGCAACCAACACTGAAAGCATATTATGTTTATCTCAACACAAGAGAAGAGTTCCCTGTTCCGTAAGATAGAAAGTCTGGAGCAATCGTTTAATGATATTTGCAAATCATTTGATCACATTCAAGAAAAACTGCGCACTAAAATAATTCCTGATTTGGAAAAACAAAACTTGCGGAAACAAAAAAGGATTGATTACGGGAAAAAGTATTACGCCAAAAAGAAATTGGAGAAACAAAATGCTGCAAGTACCACGGGCCAGTGAGTCCAATCACTGGTACACCCGTGACGGGGTGCCAATGTACACCGTGGAGGCCAAGAAGGGGGGGCAACGAAACACCACCCTACGAGATGCCCGCACGATGAACTTGGTGCCCAGTGTCACGACAGTCCTCAACATCGCCGCAAAACCCGCCCTGCTGGCTTGGATGCAGCAGCAAGTGCTGTATGCGGCGTTGACGCTTCCCCGCCGCTCCGACGAACCTGAGAAGGAATACATCGACCGAATCATCAACGATTCCAAAGAACAGGGTCGTTCGGCGGCGGATGCGGGAACAGACATCCATGCAAGCATTCAAGGGCACTATGAAGGCAAGACAACAGGCAAGCACGCCGAGATGGTGACTGCTTGCACCTACGCGATTGACAACTGGGTCGGCCTGCGAACATGGGTCAGCGAACGAGCCTTTGCACACGAAGCAGGCTTTGGGGGCAAGTGCGACCTTTATTGTGATACTGACGGCGGCTTTGTGGCCGACATCAAAACCAAAGAGTTCACCGACCCTGACAAGGTTGGTGGCTACGACGAGAACCTGATGCAGTTGTCTGCGTACCGTGTTGGCCTTGGCATCCCTAAAGCCCGGTGCGCCAATGTGTTTGTCTCTCGTAACGTGCCGGGACTGGTGGTGGTGAAGGAATGGCCGCTAGACGAACTTGCTACGGGCTGGGAGATGTTCATGCACCTTCTGGCATTCTGGCAACTCAAGAACGGCCACAAATGAAATCAGTACAAGCCTTTCAAACGAGCGATGGCAAACTGTTTGACGAACCCTTGCAAGCAGAACGCCATGAACTCTTTTTGAAGAAACAAATCATTGTGGACGAGTTTTTGGATGGGAATTTGAACCCATACAAAGCAATGGCTCAACGATCAATTGCTCGATCAACAATCATTAACTGGGAACTTTGGAAGAACAAAAATGCTAAGTGAAGAAACAATCAAGCAAATTTATTTTTATTGCGATGAGAAACTGCCCGATGCAATCTACGCAGACGATGTTGATATCATTCAGTTTGCTCACAAAATTGCGGCTTTTGTTGAGCCTATCATTGCCGCCAAGGAGCATCAGCGATGCGTGAAGATCGTAAACGACATGAACCATCAAGTGGCGAGTGCCCTGAATACCCAGCGACCGAAATGATTGTCTGGATGGACGGTTACGACCAAGGGTACGAGGATGGCATTCAAGAGGCCCGTCAGCAATTTATGCAGACCCAACTCTTGATCTATCACACCGGGGGCAGCGCATAAAAAAGCCCCCATTGAAGGGGGCAACGGCAGGAGAGTGGCAACTGCAACTACCGCATCGATGTTAACCCACCACGGGCTTTCTGCGGTGGATTTTTTGCCTTTTCGGCGGCGTCCATTTGTTGGGTTCGGTAAATATCGTAGGCCGTGGTAGCAAGCCCGCCAACCACGCCAATCCCCTTCAGGAAGGCTGTAACAGGTGTGCCGGGGGGTAGCATAGCCATGCCGTCTAAAACGACCTGTACGCCCGATAACACGGCCCCAGAGGTGTCGCCTTTCTCGTACCGATTCAACGCCTCTGCGGCGCTCATGCCCATGCCTGCGCCAGCAAGAAGATTGCCGCCGGGTATCTTTTGCAACAAAGCGCCTACCTTGCCAAGACCTCTTGGAGCCGCCTCAGTTGCCGACTGAACACCAGTCTGGGCAACCGACTGAGCCGTCTGAGCCTCTCGCGCCGCTTTTTGGGCGGAGGCGACTTCTCGTTGCCTAATCCTGTCTGCCGTTTCCCTTGCTTGTCTGGCCGCTTCTGCTTCACCTTGTGCGGCTTGCGCAAGCGGAGACAACTGCTTTGCCCTTTGACCAGCGGCATCCATTTGCGCTTGGCGACGGGCGGTTTCTTCTGGCCCCAAAACAAACTGCTCTGAGCCAGTGCCAGTCATTTTGTAACCGCCCAGCCCCATATCTTTTTGCTTTTGAATATTGGCGGCGTTTTGATCAGCAATGTCCCACGCTCCCTTACCACGAGGGTTCTTGCCCCGCGTTTGGTCTTCCACTTCGGCCAACATAGCCTCTGGAGGTAATTGCCCCGGCATTACACGGGCGTAAGTTTTGGTTCCCGACTCTCCAGCCACCTTGCCACGGACATCAGTCTCTGGCGGCAAGTAGCGTTTGGACTCAGCCATTGATTCTGCCAACTCACGCTCAAGCGTCTGATAGCCAGCCAACGAAGCACGGTACTCTGCCTCAAGTCTTTGAACTTCTGCGCCCAATTTTTGGGCTGTGTCAGCAGAGGCACCTACCGCTCCTTGTGCCGCCGCCTGTGCGGCTTGGTATGCGGCCTTGGCATCGGTAACACCCTTCTCCATTGCCGCCAAACCTTTATTCCCAAAGAAAGAAGCCCCAACGCCCAAACCAGCCCCGGCGGCTCCCACTGTTCCCGCGCTGATGTCGCCTTCACGGTTGCGAATCTTCGGACTCAAGTTTTTATACCAGTCAGGCATATCCTTGAGGTTGGGACGTTTGTCTATTGCTGGCG